CCAGGAACTGGCTGTCCTCGGCGTTCAGCGCCATCGACTTCCAGTCCAGCCCCATCTCAAGGATCATCGGGCGGTGAGCATTGCCAAGCCCGGTGTGACGCTCCTCAAAATCTTTCTTCAGGCGCTCATAAGCCTGATCTGACAGCGTCTGCTCTGTACGCAACACACCCGACGTCACCGCGCCATTGCTGAACAGTCTGGCCCCGTGCTCTTCGGTCGCAGCTGCCAGCGATATTGCCTCGCGGGCATAGGCGATGGGATTCAGCCCCACCAGTCCGTCCAGCGTCAGCGTGCGCACATGCCAGATATCCTCCTGGCTCAGTACATCCGTGGAGCCATCCGGGAATGTGACCTGATAGATCGGCTCCCAGCTACTGTTAAGCTTCGGTACCACACAGCCGGGATCGACGGGCAGCAGTTCAGCCACTTCGCCAAATGCTTTCACTTTGTAGGCGTAAAAGTTTCCCCGCAGGCACAGACAGGTGACCACCAGCTCCCAGAACTCCTGCGGCGTCATATAGCCATTGGGATGCGTGGAGATCAGTTTATGCAGACGTTCGCCGGTGGCTCTCTGCTTCAGGCTGCCGTTCAGGTGATACAGATTGCAGGGCAACATCCCGACCGACTCTGCCAGCACTCTGACGCAGGAAAAAACCGCCGTCAGTCGCATGGCCCGCTGACTGCTGATCTGCTTTCCGGTATAGGTGTCGTAGGACAACCCGATGGCATCCGCCAGCTCTGCTGGCGTGGTCACCGGTGCGTCACTTTTTCGTTGAAATAATCCCGAAAAGAACACTATTTACCTCCACCAACAGACAGCTGTGTACGGTCGAGATATCGCGCTACCAGCCACGACCAGAACAGGCACAACGCCCCGGCAACAACAAACCCCGCCGGGGGATAAATCAGCCAGGCACCATACGCCAGCAAAAGCGCCCCCAGCACGCCCACCAGAGGCGCGAGAATCAGCATGATCATAATTACCTCAGTTAAAGCGAGCGGATCCCATAGGACTCAATGTGGTCAGACAGCGTGTCTTCTTTCTCGTACAGCATGGCTCTGCCAACCGCCATAATCAGCGCAACTGCACCGTCAATTTTGTTTTCCGCCTGCTCTTTGACGGGTTTCACCACATCATCGTTACCCGGAATGGTTTTGCCGACCACATTGCCGATACACCAGGTCATGATGGGATTGCCATCATGATGAAAGCGCCCCGATTCAATTGCCGCTTCCAGCTCTTTCATCGGGTCGGACATGTTGGTGTAGTTCTGAATGATGGTGACGGGGTTCAGGTCTTCATCAGCAAGGTCATGTGACAGCCCGGTCGCCCCGAAGGGGTCGATGGGTGACTCACTGACCGGGCTGATTTTGTTCGCCGCTTTGGCCTCCTCGAGGATGTAGCGATAATCCACCTCCGCACCATCGGTAACGGTCAGAACGCCCATTTCCACCCATTTCTGAAAGCGTTCGGCTGTCCGTCGATCTTCATTTTTCTCGACGCTGTACACCGTGTCATACGGTACCCAGAAACGCGGGGCCACACTGTAGTAATGCGTTTTACCGTCAATCTCGCGGGTATAAAGTCGCGCCATGCTGTTCATATCCAGTTTACGCGCCAGGTCAAAGGCCAGAATGCACGGCTGCCCCTCGAATTGCTCAAGAGTCAGTGATTTATCCTCGCAGCTCTGCCAGCTCACCAGGTTGAAATACGCCGAACGCGCCGACACCCAGATATTGAGGTGTTTTGTTTTAAAGACGTTTGCCAGACGGGCGTTATTTTTCGCACGCTGCTGCTGACTTAACAAAAATTCGCGATAAACCGACACGCCAATATTCGGGTTAGCTTTTTCCAGCACCTGCGGGTCGGTCCAGTCATCGCCTTCGTCAACGGTATAGATGATCCCGAACAATTCATCGTTGGGTACCGAACCGTTGAGCATCTCGATAACTTCCCGCCGCTTGTCGTAGCACGGCCCCTCAATGTTGTACCCGGCGGTGGTGATGGCCCACATCAGTGGCTGACGTCGCGCGCCCATCCCGGTAAGCATCGTGGTATAAAGCGCATCGGTGGCGTGCTCGTGATATTCATCCACCACGGCACAGTGGGGTGATGAACCATCACCGGGGTTACCGATCAGCGGTTCAAACCGCGCGCCATCCTCCGGACGGTTCATGTTTGAGGCGTTAACCTCAATCCCGAACGCTTCCGTCAGCATGGGTGTGCGTTTACACATCAGTCGCGCCGGGCGAAAGACTTCCCACGCCTGTTTCTCTGTCGTGGCACCGGAATACACTTCCGCGCCAAACTCGTTATCACAGGCAAAACAATACAGGGCAACACCGGCAGAGATTGCTGATTTGCCGTTCTTACGGGGGATTTCGGTATACACCTCCCTGAAGCGGCGCAGCCGGGAGCCTTTATTGACCCAGCCAAACGCACAGCAGATCACAAAGAGCTGCCACGGTTCCAGCGTGATGGGCATCCTCTTGAATGCCCACTCCCCCTTGGTGTGTGGCAACAGCTGAATAAATTTCGCGGCCCGTTCAGCCAGGTCCTTGTCGAAGCGGTAACGAAACGACTTACTTTTTTCCGCCATCAGGTCATCAAGATGGCGCTGGCAGGCCTGAATCACAAACTGGCAGGCAACAATCTTTCCGCGCACGACATCCCGGGCATACTGATTTGCAGCATTTACGTTGGGGTAAGATTTCCGGCTCATGATTCGATAATTTTCAGAAACGGGTTAGTGGCTTTCTTCTGCCCCGCCAGGCCAATCAGACGCTGGCGGCTGCTGGGGTCGAGTCCGAGCATTGCCCCCGTGCTGCTCATCTCGGACTCCTGTTCTTTTTTGGCGGTCAGCTCCGGATTTTTGACCATACCGCCCATTGCACCGGTGATGGTGTTGCCCTGTCTGGCAATATTTTTCACGGCACGTCGCCAGAACTCGTAGGCCACGCACCACCGCTCAAGCACCACGAGGTCAGTCACGCACAGCAGGCCCTGACCGCAGAGTTCTTTGGTTGTCAGTTGCCACATGATCGTGGCGAGAGGGAGATCTTCTTCAGCGAACCACTCCGGTGGCTCAACACCTTTGATGGGCGTAAAAACAGGTTCATCTTTATTCAGGGCTCGCTTGCCGGGGTTTCCGGCCAGCGCCTTGCGCGCCGTTGGCTTGGGGCGACGCCCGGAACGCCCCGCCGTTCCAGCCATATGCGGCACTCCTGGTTAAATTTCATTTTTCGCGGGTATAAAAAAACGATGGGGCGGGCAGTCCGGAAGACGTCAGGTCACAGAGATTTGACCCGCCCCTCCCCTCAGACAGTTGAGAGTTATTATCACTTAAGCCGTTCACGGGCCGTCTTCGCCTTATGACACGGCCAGCACAGACTCTGCAGATTACTGTCGACATCAGTGCCGCCATGTGCTTTAGGGATGATGTGGTCAACGGTTTTCGCTTCACGCGCCACACCGGCACGCAGACATAACTGACACAGGCCTTTGTCACGTTGCAGCACACGCACACGGATAACATCCCACTTAGAACCATAACCGCGCTGATGACGGGATTGTCCTGACTTGTATTGCTTCCAGCCTTCGCTTTTGTGGCTTTCGCAGTAGCCTGACGGGTCTGTCGTGGTATTACGGCAGCCGCGAACGCGGCAGGCTTTTGGAGTTCGAGGAGGCATAAATATATTCCTGTTCTTTGTCCGGACTATTTGCCTGCTGCCAGCAAAGCGTTACGGCGCATCTCGATACTTCGAATCCCCGCTTTGTCAATATTGCATTGTCCCAACGCCGAAAGCAGGCTCACATTCAGATCCAGACTGGCCCCATAGGTCAGCGGCTCGGGAATGACTGGCTGGGGAGTTTCAGTAGTCAGGCTTGCTGGCAACGGTACCGCCGGAATCGGTACGTAAACTGTTCGCGTACTTCCGCAACCGGTCAGCAGCGGCAGCAGGCACAGGACGTGAAGCACAATCATCATCCGCAACAGCCACTTTGATATCTTCCTGGGTTCTCTGTGACTCCAGTGTGATCTGCTGTTTTGCATGCTGGTTAGCCTCCAGAACTGTATTGACGATTTGCAGTGATTGCAGGACGTTATTGGTAATGACAGTTGCCGATTTGGCATTTTGTACAGCCTCATCAGCACGTTTCTTTTCGTGCTGATATTTGCTGTAGTAGTGGTTGGCAGACCAGATGAAGGAACCAATGACGCTAACAACGAAGGCAACAATAACCAGCTTATATCTCAGCTTCATTTACTACCCCACCAGCTTTTTTAAATCGGGCAATCAGGTCACCGATTTTATGTTCATACTGACCATAACCTGCACCAGGTAACGACGCCCAGATATTGCTGCAACGGTCGATTGCCTGACGAATACTGCCGCGGTCAATCATCGGTAAAGCACCACGCTCTTTAATCTGCTGCAGAGCTACAGCGTCCTGGCTTTCTGGAGAAAAATCTTTCAGGCCAAGCTGTTTACGGTAAGCATCCCACCAGCGTGAAAGAAGCTGGTAACGTCCGGCAGCTGTTGATTTGAGTTTGGGGTTTAGCGTGACAAGTTTGCGAGGGTGATCGGAGTAATCAGTGAACAGTTCGCCACCAACAATAACATCATAACCGTGGTTACGTGTCGGTTGTCGCCCGTTATCCGTTCCTTCTGACCATGCCACCATATCCAGGAAAGCTTTACGCTGGGAATTTAGTGCCTGCATAAATTACTCCTTCGAGCTACCAAATTTGTTACCGATTACTCGCATTGCAGCCCCACGAATAGCATCGACACCGATCAGCCCCACGCCACCACCAATGGCAACAGAAAGCGATTTAGGCCATCCGACATATTCAAGAGCGGATGCAAAGGTCAGCGTCAGAGCGCCACATAGCAAAATCTCGAGCGTTTTTCGCTTCCAGCCACCACCACCGCCAAAATAGGCGATGCGCAAACCAGCCATAACGATCGACATAATCACTGCACCCAGCGGTGTGTCTCCACGCCACCAGCTCTGAAACAACTCCAGCCAGTCCGGCCAGGTATTTGGGTTATGAGGCATTTCGTCATCTCTCACCTCGCGATATTTGCGGGTGCTGTGTTGGAAATAAAAAGGCCACGCAACGTGGCCACCAGAATTATTTCCCCACCAGTTCACTTACCTCTTTCACCGTCTGATTAAACCGCTCTGACTCAAGTTCAACACCTAACGCCCGACGCCCCAGCGCCATTGCTGCTTTTATTGTGGAACCGGATCCCATAAAGAAATCAGCAACCAGATCACCAGGTCGACTACTGGCATTGATTATTTGCCGGAGCATATCCGCCGGTTTCTCGCACGGATGTTTACCCGGGTAGAACTGAACGGGCTTATGCGTCCAGACATCGGTATAAGGCACGGAGACTGATACGGAGAAATAGCGCCGTAGAGATTTAAACTCATCCAGCAATTCAGAATATTTGCGATTCAGTGAATCATAAGATGCCACCAGCTGGTGGTGTGGTTGTTCCAGTTGTTGTTCCTGAAACTTCTCTGCCGCTATACGGGAAAACAGTGCCTGTAACTTCCGATAGTCAGCCTCATTCGGCA